CAGAAACAAACGCCGTAGCCGTAAATTTATATAAGTCTGCACCGCCAACCTCAATATCAATCTGGTCATCCGTTGGCGAAGAGATTGTAGTATCCCCATCCTCATCAAGAACCAATGAATCTGCGATGCCATTAAGGTCTACGACGGCTGAACCGGATAGCAGTATGGTGGCAGAAAAGTTCTTTGCACCAGTTACCGTCTGCGCCCGATCAAGTACCATGATGCCGTCTGTAGAAGAATAGTCTACATTTGACGAATCAATATTATTAGACTCAAGAAACGTCAGTATATTAGTGATGTGATCGCGTATCGGTTCAGCCTTGAGGGCGTCTCCGGAATCTGGTAGCGCATCAGTGGGTCTAGTTACTGTAGCCATTATTACTCCATTAACTCATATTCAACTTGGTATCCCACGATTTTAGCTGGCTGGGTTCCAGTCCACCGTGGAGAAATAGTTTCCGCTACTCTGTTTACAAAAAATATGTCCTCTACTGCATTGCTGCCCATATACTTTGTTCCATCATCCCAAAACGTAACATTATCATTCCAGCTACCGAATAAGTTCTCAAATTTTATTGTAGTAGACCGAGACGATTGGGCACCGCGATCCAAAAACAGCGTCAAGCCAGATGATGTATTTCCAGACTTCCACTCATAAAATGTTCTAAACCGCACGATATGCTTAGCCCGTCCCGGCTGGCCAAGATCATTATCCTGCATTTCTATTTCCCAGTTAAATGCACCGCCATCATCGGTAGCCTCATCGGCGTCATTGCCCTTATAGAGATATCCATCCGTGGCACCGATAAAATCGTAATCTATATCCGACAACTCAACTTCTGTAGCAAATCCTATGTTTTTAGCCGGATAGTCAAACCAAGAATCGCCTGTCTGGTAATCCCATACAAAAATGATATTATGACCAGTTCCAGAAGAGCTTAATAGCGTACGGACTTGATGGTCTTTCTCTCTCACCCAACTCACAGCATGTTGCAGCCTACTCTGAGAAAGCTTTCTCCACTCGTTCTGGACAGACGATGTAACCACTTCAAAAGAAAGGTCTGGACGTATTACAACGGCACCTTCCCTTGCTACGCAAAATACAAACTCAGGACGAGATACAATGGAATTCTTAGCAAGAGGAGAAAAGCCTCTCTGTACTCTCTGCTCATCGAGGCGAAACTCTAAGAACCCAAGATCCCCATCTATCTTACCCGGGTACACGCCGTCTTCTTTGAACACTAATAGACTGGTATAGTTATCGGCAATGCCTACGATAGCAGGACCGCCTTGGTATACCTCATACCGATTGCGATCAGGCCAATAGGCTGGATTAATCGCATAATCATTCGTGTCAACGCCGCACCATCTAAGGCGAGTGGGATACCAAGAGCCGCCCTCTTTGACATTGGCCGCTACCAGTATGCCCTGATGAGCTGCAATATCCTTAGCCCCCTGAAGAGTTATCCCGTTCGTACTGTACGAAATAGCCGTCGCAACATTGGGCGAGGCGTCAAAGTCGTTATCCTTGACCCATATGGGGTTCACTCCATCTGAGGCATATAGGGCATCCTTCAGTAATACATATCTATAGAAGCTATCAGCGCTGGCGCCAGAAAGAGAAACAGATCCAGTGACATCTCTCCGAGTAGTTCCATCGTCATCATAGATCTTTAATGCGGTGTTTACTACTATATGCTTGCCAGTCGAATATGGAACTTGCACGACTCCAGTAATTGCCGCAGACGTTGAAGCACTGTTGTACTTCGACCAGCCATCACGCGTTTCAGCAACCGCCCTTTCCGAGATGTTGATATTAGAAAGTCTTTTTGTACTCTCTGGCACAGCCACTTCATGAGGATATGACCAATTCGACGTCTGCCCCCTAACTCTGTACATTGGCGAGGTTATAACGCCGGGCGTAACTGGATTCGTAACCGTATCTCTTTGTGGCATTAGGTGTAATCCACGCCCTTAATGACCGGTCGCCTTGGATGCGAAGAACTTAAGTCCAGATCTGAAAATGTACGGACGCGGCCGGCATGATCCCCCTGCGCGTTAAGAGCCTCCATCAGACCCTCCTCGTAATCTCTGCGTAGCCTATCAGCTTGATTGCTTTTACCGACATTAGGTAGAACATCAGCGCCTGCGCCCCATACAATAATATTATGGAAGTCTTCATCAACCTCAGGCCAGTCTTCGTCGCTTACCAAGTCTGGTTTCCGCATCTCTGATCTAACCGTATAGGACGTGACTCCATCGGGGATGGGATAAAACTCAACCCATAAATGACTGGGGCTTTTAAACGTAGGGGGAATAATAGCCATCGTACTATCACTGGCATCTTTTACAGTGATCGTTCCTACGATTGCAATATTCGATCCTGAATGGACCACCACTCGCTCAATGCCATTAGCGTCAAATGAAGTACTGCCAGTAGACACAACTAGACCATTGAGGGTAATGGTCTCGGACACTAAATGACCAGAAACATACCCAGTAACGGTGACATAGCTATTATTGGCATCTGCGGTATCCGAGGACACAATGTTAAATACTGACGCAGACGCATTCTGAGACGCTGTTCCAAAAGTACCTAAAACGTATGCACGGGTCGGATCGCCCGAGGTTGTATTGCCAGCATATAAGCTATCAAACTCACGCCACGATATATCGTAGACGGTCCTAAGGTTCGTAGCATCTTCTATATTCAGGATCCTCTTTACGTAGAGAGGCATTCCATACTTGGACGTAGATGCTACAGTGGATAAACTAAACTCTCGTAGAGTATTTTCTTGCCTTGTCTTTTGAAGAATCCGGCGGTACGTGCGATTAATCGCCGCCTTAACCATACCTTCAAAATCGTCCCCGGTTCCGTGGCTTCCAAGATCAAGAACCTCATTAATTAAATCACGGAACGTACCAGCCATTTGCTGCTCCCTACTTAGATTTACCTGAATCGGCTACAGCCTTCAACAGCTCGTCTTTGGATGGCGACATATTCCCACTCTGAGACAGTCCCTTTGCGGCAGACTGAAAAGCAGATGTAAGGGTTTCAATTAAAGTAGACTCACTATCTTCCCTACGCTGGTCAATGCTCTTCATAAGCTTCTCGCGTTGCTGTGGCCCATCCGTCTTTGTTAGCTTCTTGATGCGAAAGTCAAAAGCCATAAAGCGAGGCATATTCTGCCCAGTGGCCTCTTCCCGGAGATCCGCTTCCTCATCAGTAAGGATACTCCCCTCACCGGTAATCGCAACCTCACCACGAGGCGATCCCTGAAAATCTATTATAACACCATCGTCTTCCGAAAGCCCAATCTTATCCCCATGGTTCCTATCCGATGTCACTACAATATCCCATGTGCCATGATGGACAGTGTCGGAAATCATAGCGTTATGCGACTCATACTTAGTAAAACATACACGCGCACGTTCTTGCTTAGTCAGGGGTACTTCCCCTAAGTCTGCATCATCGATCTTCGTAGGAAGATCAGCAAAGGCAGTAGTCATAATTAAACTCCCGGTTTAAGCTTGTGAATAAACAAACGATACATTTCCAGCAGTAGTAGTGATAGCTGCATGAACACCACCAATACAGTATAGTCCAGTGGGGAAGCACATGGTTACCGTATTATTAATTGGTGCGATAATATCAAGATGGTTAGTGCCAGACCCATCGGTCCCCTCATCTACGACAGCACGAGTAGTAGCACTGCCACCCTTTACAGCAATAGCCCATATGACAGTATCAGCGCCAGACGTCCCAACAACACCACTTGATGCTAATACCGAACTAGTTCCTATAGATCCAACGCCAACTTCAGCCATTTCAATCTCTCCTAAAAGCGAGGTCTGCGGGGCAACCGGGAACAAAATCCCCGCAGACCCCTAATCTGGGCGTCCTACCCAGACTTCGTACGGTACGAATCAAAGCCATTTAGTTTTACCCGGTGTAATTTTATCAATAAATAATAGCATCTTAGCAAATATAGAATCTGGCTCTACGAACCAAACATCAGTCTCACGCCATATCTTAATGGACTCATACCAGCGAAGTCGTGTTGCTTTTGTCCAGCGACTGCTCCCGCAAGACGGACAGCTCTGCATCATGTTCGAGTCGCTGTGGACGCCCCTTGCACACCTATTGCATCGGTATATTCCCACTTACTGCTCCCAGTTGATAGTAACTACTATTAGAGCTGGAGACTTAACCCCAGCCCTAATAGTCACATATTACATCAGGCTTAAAAATACACTGCCCGTAGTGCTTTCCGATATATCTACAGCCTCAAGAGTCGTCCCAATAACCGCTTGCTGTGCAGTCGCCGAGTATATGTTATCTCCATCATTCGCCACACTGGCTCCCCAAGCATGCCCA